CTCAACGGCGAGGACCTCGCAGGCGTGTGCGACCGCCTGGCGAACCTGGACGACCGCCTCCACCGCCTGGTGGAGATGGCCGAGGAGGTCATGGTCCTCGGCGTCCCGCACACGACCACGACGGTCCGCGACGCCTACGGGAACGCCCCCGTGGTGCAGCACCTGGACGAACCCGGCCGGATGCTCGCCCACTACCGGGGCGAGGTCGTGCAGGTCGTCGGCTGGGTCCTGGACGCAGATGGCGACTACTGGCCCGTGATCCGCTCGGAGCGCCAGCTCCGCCCGCTGGTCGTGCGGGACGTGGACCGCTTCGAACCGGGGCTCGACGCCGAGGACGGCGAGCCGTGATCCGCAACGGGCACGACGCCGCGACGATGCTGGCCGAGGTCCGCTCCCGGCAGGGCACGGCGCCGCGTCGGGACCTCCGCCTCGGCCGCAAGGTGGCCGACGCGCTGAAGGCCATCCCGGAGCCGACGTGGCGGGACCCCGACCGCCGGGGCGGCGGGAGTCGGCTGGGCGAGCTGCGCATCGACTGGTCGGAGTTCTGGAACTCCGACTTCACGGCGTCGGACTGGGCGCTGGAGCCCGTGATCGCCCGAGGTCGGAACCACAGCCTGACGGCGAAGGGGAAGACCGGGAAGTCGCTCTTCGTCCTGTCGGTCGTCGCGCCGGCCGTGTTGGGGCTGGCGTCGCTGAACCGACCGGCCGGCGACCCGTTGCGGGTCCTCTACCTGGACTACGAGATGACGGAGTCCGACGTGCAGGACCGGCTGGCGGAGATGGGCTTCGACGAGTCCTTCACGCCGGAGGCTTTCGCCTACCTGCTGCACCCATCCATCCCGCCGCTCGACACGCCCGGCGGCGGCATGGAGGTCCTGTCGATGGCCCAGGACCACCGCGCCGACGTGGTGGTGATCGACACCTACAGCCGCGCCGTGGAGGGCGAGGAGGACTCCAACGACACGATTCGAGCGCTGTACCGGCACACGCTGGAGCCCCTCAAGGGCGTCGGCTGCGCCGGGTTCCGGCTGGACCACACGGGGCACTCCGCCCAGGACCGAGCCCGTGGCGCGTCCGGGAAGGGCGACGACATCGACCTCGGCTGGCTGCTGACCCGCACCGACGACGGCTTCCGCCTGAAGGCGTCGCACCGACGGACGGCGTGGATGCCCGAGGTCGTGGACGTGCGGCTGGACCACGACCCGCTGCGGGCGCGTCTGGTGTCGGGTTCATGGCCGGCGGGGACTGCGGATGCCGCGGCGACCCTGGACCGCCTCGGGGTCCCCGTCGGCGCCTCGCAGCGGGAAGCCCGCCGGGTGCTGCGCGAGGCCGACGAGACGATGGCGAACAACGTCCTGCGGGCGGCGCTGAAGTACCGCCCGACCCGCCTTGAGGAACGGGCGTGACCGCGCCGAATCGCCACGGCGCGGCCCTCGCGAGGTCGACGGCGGCGCGGCGCAGCGCGGTGGCGGAGATGCCAGCGGAGACAGGGCGGCGCGGCGGCTCGGCGCGGTTCGGCGCGCACGGCGCGGCACCTGCGGCGCGGCGCCCGCCCGTAGGGCGGCGCGCGCGCCGTGCCCAGCTCGGGAGGACCAGATGAGTGACCCTGCGTCGTTCGCGAACGACGGTCTGACGCGGTCGGAGCGGTGGCAGTTCCGCAAGATGGCCGAGCACCCGGACGTGGTGGAACGCGTCATCGCCGCGGCCACCGACGCGTCGCCACCCTCTCGGCGGAAGATCCTCGCCGCCATCGCCGCCGAGGAGGGACGCGACGGCGCGCACCGGTGCACCTGTCCCGATTGCGGCGCCGTCCACCGACGACGGAGCACGGAGCGATGACCGCCCGTCCATGCCTGAACTGCGGCGAGCCGACCGACGGGTCCCGCTGCGAGGAGTGCTACGCCTCCAGGCCGCGCTCCGAGCACGCGCTGACCAGCTCGGAGCGGGGCTACGACAGCCGGTGGCGGCGGCTCTCGGTGCGTGCCCGTCGGCTCCAGCCGTGGTGCTCCGACTGCGGGGCCACCGACGACCTCACGGCAGACCATCGGCGCTGGCCGGCGCGGTCGCTGGCGGACGTGGAGGTCGTGTGCCGAAGCTGCAACGGCAGACGCGGCGCGATCCGCTCGGGCGTCACCGCCGCGCCCCGGGGAGGGTCCCCCGAGGTCGAGCACGGCGACCGGCGGCGGCAGCCGCTCCGCCCGTCTCTCACCGCTGGGGAGGGGTCGTGAGGGTCTGCGGCGAGGACGGCAAGCGGTACCCGGCTTCGCCGCTCGCCCCGAACGATCGTCTCCGCCTGATCGGCCGGGTCCACTACCTGGCCCATGCGGAGGGCCTGTCGGTGCGCGGCATCGTGCGCCGGCTGGAGGTCGAGGGCGTGACCCGCTCGGTCGGGTCGGTCTCCACCTACCTGACCGCCTTCCGGTGCCCGGAGTGTTCAGGTGGCTCGGATCGCACACCTGAACACCGGAGGCCGTCGTGAAGGCGGGGCCGAAGGCGGCGGTGGACCCGTCCCCGCTGGACCTGACCCACGGGTCGGTCGGCTCGGAGACGTTCGCCGCCTTCTGCACCGAGTTCATCGTCACCCCGAAGGGCACCGGGGCACGTGAGCCGATGCGGCTGCGGCCGTGGCAGGTCGAGCTGGTCGGGTCGATCCTGGACCCCTCGCCGCGGCCGCGGCTGGCCGGGTGGATGCTGCCCCGTGGGCAGGGGAAGTCCACGCTGGTCGCTGCGTTGGGTCTCTTCGACCTGCTGCTGGGCGAGGAGGGCGCGTCGGTGGTGGTCGCCGCCACCGACGAACGCCAGGCCGGGATCGTCTTCAAGACGGCGGCCCGGATGGTCGAGCTGCACCCCGAGCTGGCGTCCCGTGTGCAGCTCTACAAGGACCACATGCGCGTCCCCGCCCGTGGGGCCACCTTCGTCTGCCTGCCGGCCGAACCGAAGCGCCTGGAGGGCCTGGACCCGACGCTGGCGATCCTGGACGAAGTCGGCGTCGTGAGCCGCGAGGTCTACGAGGTCGTCGCCCTCGCTTCCGGGAAGCGGGCGTCGTCCACCGTGCTGGGGATCGGCACGCCGGGCCCGGACCCCCACGACAGCGTCCTGGTCGACATGCGCACCTACGCCCAGGACCACCCCGACGACCCGTCCTTCGTCTGACGGGAGTTCTCCGCCGCCGGGTTCGAGGACCACCCGGTGGACTGCTCGCACTGCTGGGAGCTGGCGAACCCGGCGCTGGGCGACTTCCTGCACCGGGACGCCATGACGGCGCTGCTGCCACCGAAGACGAGGGAGTCCACGTTCCGCCGTGCCCGCCTGTGCCAGTTCGTGGCGGAGGGCGCGGGCGCGTTCCTGCCCCACGGCGTCTGGGCCTCCCTCGCCACCGACGTCCCGGTCCCCGACGGCGCGGAGGTCGTGGTGGCACTCGACGGGTCCTTCAACGGCGACGCGACCGCCCTGGTCGTCGCCAGCGTCGGGTCCACGCCGCATTTCGACGTGGTCGACGTGTGGGAGGCCCCGGCCGGCGACGACGCCTACCGGGTTCCGGTGGTCGACGTGGAGGACGCCATCCGCTCCGCCTGCCGACGCTGGCAGGTGGTGGAGGTCGTGGCCGACCCGTTCCGGTGGACCCGCACGCTCCAGGTCCTGGAGGCCGAGGGCCTGCCGGTCGTGGAGTTCCCGTGGAGCCCGGCCCGTGTCACCGCGGCCACCGCCGACTTCTACCGGGCCTGCACCGACGGCGAGGTCACGCATTCCGGTGATCGTCGCCTCGCCCGCCACGTCGAGAACGCGGTGGTGGTCGAGGACGCCCGTGGAGCCCGGCTGGCGAAGGAACGCCGGCACTCGGCCCGCCGCATCGACTGCGCCGCCGCGGCGCTCATGGCGCACTCCAGGGCCACCTGGCGCGCCACCCGCAAGAAGACCCCCCGACGAGCACGGAGTTTCCGACGATGACCGAACCGACCCTCCCCGACCTCCTGGACGCCCTGGAGGCCCGACAGCACACCTACAGCGCGTTGGACGCCTACTACACCGGCACCCAGCCCCTCGCCTTCCTCTCCCCGGAGGCCCGCGAAGCGCTCGGGTCCCGCTTCGGGCGGATGGCGACGAACCTGCCCAAGCTGGCCGTCACCGCGCTGGCGGAGCGGCTGCGCATCGTCGGGTTCCGCCGCAACGGCGCACCCGACCCGACCCTGTGGTCGGCGTGGACCGGGAACGACCTGGACCAGCTCGCCCCCGTCGCCCACCGTGAGGCCCTGGCCCTCGGCCGCAGCTACGTCCTCTGCTGGGCCGGCCCCGACGGGTCGCCCCGGATCACGGTGGAGTCGGCGCGGCAGGTCGCCGCTGTCCACGACCCCGCCACCCGCTCGGTCGTCGCCGCGGTGAAGCGGTGGGAGACGACCTCCACCACGGAGGCCGTGGCCTACTTCCCGGATCGCATCGTGTGGCACCGGGCCACGCAGCTCGGGGCCACCACCGGGTTCCGGGTCGTGGAGACGATCGACAACCCGCTGGGCGTCGTCCCCGTCGTCCCGCTGGTCAACGCTGACCGACTGCTCGATGACGGCGTCTCGGAGATGGCGGACCTCATCCCGCTGGTCGACGGGCTGAACAAGACGCTGGCCGACATGCTCGTCGGCTCCGAGTTCTACGCCCGGCCCCGACGGTGGGCGACCGGGATCGAGCTGGTCGACGGCGACGACGGCGAGGAGAACCCGTTCCCCGAGGGCGACCGGATGATGATCGCGGAGCCCCCGGAAGCGAAGTTCGGGTCCCTCCCCGCCGCGGACCTCGCCGCCTACGAGAGCGCGGTGAACGTCCTGCTGGCGCAGGTCATGGCCGTGTCCGCCCTCCCGGCCCATTACGTCGGCATCACGACCGAGAACCCCGCCTCCGCCGACGCCATCCGCTCCGCCGAAGCGTCCCTCACCGCCCGTGCGGCGGCACGTCAGGCCACGTTCGGCAGGTCGTGGGAACGGGTCGCCCAGCTCGCCACCGCCGTGGCCAACGGCGTCGACCCCGACGGCGTCGACTGCTCGGTCATCTGGGCCGACCCGTCCACCCGCTCCGTCGCCCAGGAGGCCGACGCGGTCGTGAAGCTCCACGCCGCCGGCATCCTCCCCGCCACCTACGCCCTCGCCCGCCTCGGCTACACCGCCGCGGAGGTCGAGGAGATCCGCGCCGCCCGCCGCACCGACGCACTGGATGGCGCTGGGGTGGACCTGAGCGGGGTCCTCCCGTGAGCTACCGCGACGCCCTCATCGGCATCGCGGACCGCTCCGAGGCCGCCGTGGTCGCCCTCTGGGACCGCCTGGAGGCCGGCGAGATCACCGGCGACGGGTTCATCGCCCTGGCCGCCACGGCGATCGCCACGGCGAACCGACGAGCCGTCACGCTGGCGGACCTGTCCCTCGCCGCCGCCGTCTCGGTCCAGCTCCGCCGGGCGGTGGTACCAGTTGGTACCACCCCGCCGGATGACCTGGAGCGGCTGCGCACCGCCGCGGCCACCGTCGTGGGCCTCGGCACCGTCGGCCGCGCCGCCCGCCTCGCCCGCAGCGAGCCTCTGGAGGCCGCCGCCCGCGCCTACTCCGAGGGCATCCGCCGCAGTCCCCACGTCACCGGGTGGACCCGCCAGACCTCAGGCTCCGCCTGCCCGCTCTGCACCGGCTGGGCGGCAGCCGGCGTCCTGCCCGACACCGTGCAAATGGCAACCCACAAGGGCTGCTCCTGCGTCCCCGTCCCCGTCACCACCGAGGAGGTCCCCTAGATGGACACCGACACCCCGACCCCACCTGTCCAGGATTGGACACCTGCGCAGGACTACGCACCTGCCGAGGAGTCAACCGTGGTTGACGCCGCTACTTCACTCGCGGGTGAGTCACACGCGTGTGACCCCGCCGATCCTTCCAACGCGTTGGAAGGATCGGAGCCCGAGACGTTCCCGAGGGCCTACGTCGAGCGGCTGCGCGAGGAGAACGCCCGCTACCGCCAGCGTGCCCAGCGTGCCGACGACGCCATGAGCCGCCTCATGGAGACGACCATCCGCACCGCGGCGGCCGACCACCTGGCCGACCCCGCCGACCTCCTCACCTTCACCGACCCCGCCGAGCTGGTCGACGGCGACGGCTGGCCCGACGCGGACCGGATCGTCGCCGCCGCCCGCACCCTCGCCCAGACGAAGCCCCACCTGGCACCACGGCGACCGAGGGGCGACATCGGGCAGGGCGCGTCACCAGTTGGTGACTCGGTCAACCTCGCCGCGATCCTGAAGGCGAGGGCGTCGTGAAGCGGGAGGAGCTGAACGAGCTGCGCGCCGAGGCCGAAGCCGCGGTCCTTCGGGCCATCGTCAACACCGTGACCACGGCCAGCTCGACGCGCATCCAGGAGTACGCCCAGGCCGTCGCCCTCCTGCGCACGAAGCCGGAGCAGATCCGCTCCGGCGGCGGAGCGGCCGTCTACTGACCGTCCGCTGGTGGTAGGTCACCACCGACAGCGGGACCGGGCCTTCGGATCGGGTCCCGCAACGAGGGATCGGGGGGCGACCCGTTGCTGGGCACGAACCGATCCGATGGACAGGCGGTCCCGTCCACCAGGGGACCGCCTGTCGCGTTCGGACACCCCCAAAGGGGTATGCTGGTGGTGCGGTCCTGGTGGCCGTGAGCGTTGCGGTCCTGGCGGCCGGCGTCTGAACCCTCACCCGTTCCGACTCACACGCGTGTGAGTCGTCCCGACGCCCCTGGAGTACCCCCGTGGCCGCTTCCACCACCACCGCATCCGAGCTGACCGCCGAGCAGGTCCAGAGCATCCTGGTCCGCCCGCTGGAGGACGCCTCGCAGTTCCTCGCCGCCGGCCCACGCATCTTCGACACCGACGGCTCCCCGGTGCGCATCCCCAAGCTCGGAGCGACCGACGCCCCGAGCTGGCACGCCGAGAACGAGGAGATCGACGAGGTCGAGCAGGCCTTCGATGAGATCACCCTCCTGCCGTCGACCATGAAGAGCGTCAAGACGCTCACCCGCTACAGCAACGAGCTGGCCCGCCAGAGCGTCATCGCGCTGGACGCCACGCTCCGGGAGCGGCTGGTCCGGGCCGTGGCCGACAAGTTGGACCACGCCTTCATCCACGGCGACGGCGGCAGCCCCGCCGGCACCGAGCCCGTAGGACTCCTCAACTACAGCGACACCCAGGAGGTCCCCGTGAGCGGGGTCCTCGAGCTGGACGACCTGCTGGACGCGTGGGGCCTCGCCCTCGCAGCGAACGTGAACATGGGGTCGCTGCGCTGGTGGATGCGCCCGGAGACGTTCACCGCCCTGCGGAAGCTGAAGGACGACATGGAGCGCTACCAGCTCCAGCCCGACCCCACCGCAGATGGCGTCTTCCGCCTCTTCGGCGCCCCCGTCACCGTCTCCTCCCGCATCCCGTCGACCGACGGGGCGACCACGGTGGTCCTCGCGGACTTCTCCCAGATCGCAGTCGCCCGCGACCAGTCGCCCACCGTGAAGATCCTGGACCAGACCTTCGGGAACTTCGACCAGATGGCGATCCGGGTGACCGCCCGCTACGACGCCGCCCCCATGAACCCCGAGGCCGTCGTCCTCCTCACCGGCGTGGACACCGACGGCACCGCCGGGAGCTGACCGTGCCCGGCGTGACCGCCTACGACCTCGCGGAGTTCGTCGGCCCGAGCCCCGACCACCGACTCCGCCGATCGCTGGAGCTGGTGACCGCCTTCGCCCGCGCCTACACCCGAGGTCGCGGCTTCGATGACGAGGGGCGACCGGAGCCCGACATCGCCGCCGCGATCGTCACCGCCGCGGCACGCCTCACCAGCAACCCGACCGGCGTCATCACCGAGACGATGGGCGACTACAGCGTCCGCTACGGCGCCTTCCAGGGGTTCAATCTGGTGGAGCTGGCGGTCCTCAACGCCTACCGGCGGAGGGCCGCCTAGATCGTCGCCCCGTCCACGCCGCATCCTGCGCCCGCCGCGCAGGCCGTGGCTGCGGCGCACCCGGCCGGGGGTTCCTTGGTGAACCTCCTACCCCTGTCGGGTCGGACGGGACGACCGGAGGGGCACCGGGGGCCATGGTTGGCCCGGTGCCCCTCCACCCTTCGAGGGAGCCCCGGCGTTCATTGGTGATCGCCCGCCGGGGCTCCCTCATCCACCCTGATAGGTGACGCCCTCACGCTCGGCGAAGATGGCTGAAACCGCTGCAATCCCAAGGGACTAGCACAGCGTACGACCCGAGGTAGACGACGCGTACCGGGTCCTCCCGGGCGCCGGGGGCTGAGCGGGGCGTTCCACCCGGAGCGGGCGGGGGCGGACGCGGCGACGGGCGGCCCGGAGGCCGC